ATCTTTTGGCAGTAACACCATGATTATTAAAAAATCTATGGGCGGAAACATTGTAGCTGGAAATTTTGTTCCTGGATTTACCTACACGGTAACAAGTATAGGAACCACTAATTTTTCATTGATAGGGGTCGACACTGATACCGCTAATGTAGCAATCGGTAATGTTTTTATAGCAAATGCTGCCGGGTCAGGCACAGGTACCGCTTTTTTAACCAATAATCAACTATTGTTAGGCAGCAATCACACTGTCAGCGGTGCCATAAATTTTAATGTATTTCCGTTAAAATTGGGAAAATATCAGAACTCGGATTATCTATTAACCAGATATGGCTACAAAAATAGCGATGGCTCCTGGTCGGCCAAAGACGGTATTGATTCAAACGAAGTATTCCTTGCAGCAACTGAAGTACAAGACAGCATAATGAATACTTTTTTACAAGAACAATATCAGGCATTAGTAAAACAAGGCGCAATAAGGGATGGGGACAGCAAAGAAATCATTGCTGGCATGATGTCATTGGCATATCAATACCAAGACTTGGGCAATCCAGTATTAAAACAAAATGTATATAACAGCGATGGTACAATTAACCTAGAAAATTATTCTATTGCATCTAGAGCCAATGTTTGGAGGAAAACTGGATCAACAGTTGACAGCCAAGGACGTCCGGGGCACATTTACTTCAATGCTGGTCGATATGCAATACGCAATTTAGGTGCAGATGTACCAGAATAAACAGAATAAATACAGTTATGTCTAAAGTAAGATACAAAGGTTTTAGTACTATTGATCAAACAAAAAAGTTTCGTTTGACCGATGTAGATTTAATCAAACGAGATTTATTAAACCATTTTGCTATCAGAAAAGGCGAAAAACTAATGAATTCTGAATTTGGTAGCATAATATGGAATGTCATGTTTGAACCTTTGACTGCCGATGTAAAAGCTCTTGTTGTGGATGATATTCAACGAGTAATTGGTTACGATCCTAGAATTCGAGTAGATAATGTACTAGTAGATCAACTTGATATGGGATTACAAGTACAAATTGAATTAACAGTATTACCTGACAATTATAGCGACGTAGTAAATCTACAGTTCAACAGAGATCTCAACACCGTAGTAGCAGCATAAAAATACCACTTTATAATTTAAATAAATACTAGAACACGGGTATTATTATGGCCATTACTACAAGACAAACCAGTTTACTAGTCCAACAAGATTGGACCAAAATCTATCAAACTTTCAGAGAAGCTGATTTTCAGAGCTTTGATTACGAAACGTTGCGTAAGAGCATGATTGAATACTTACGCACTTATTATCCAGAAGATTTTAACGATTTCACTGAAAGCTCAGAGTATATCGCCCTAATTGATTTAATTGCATTTCTGGGTCAGAGTTTGGCTTTTAGAGCAGATTTAAATGCCCGCGAGAATTTTATTGATACTGCTGAACGTAGAGACAGTATTTTAAAACTGGCAAGATTAGTTAGTTACAATCCCAAACGCAGTATTCCAGCCACTGGGTTTTTAAAATTTGACAGTATAAGCACAACTGAAACAATATTTGACAGCACTGGAGTTAATCTAAGTAATATTATTGTTAATTGGAACGACAGTACCAACGAAAACTGGCTAGAACAATTTACTACTATTCTAAATGCTTCGTTAGTGGCGTCTCAAGCTATTGGCAAGCCTGGCGCTACTAAGAATTTAAGCGGAGTCAAAACTGACGAATACACAGTGGATATCATTAGTGGAGTAACTCCTACATATCCTTATACTGCTAGTATTGCAGGAGTCACATATCCGTTTGAAATTGTGAGTGCAACTAGCAATGAACAAAATTACATTTACGAATCAACTCCAGTGCCAGCCGGAGCTTTTAATTTTGTTTATAGAAACGACAATCAAGGCAATGCCAGTAATAATACTGGTTATTTTTTCTATTTTAAACAGGGTGAATTAAACAGTCTTGATTTTACAATTACAGAAAGTTTGCCCAATAGAATTGTAAACATTAATTTTGACAATATCAACAACACTGATGTTTGGCTATACAGCCTGACAGCCGGCGGCGCATCAAGTAATCTTTGGACACAGGTGCCTGCGGTGAACGGTATCAATGTTATATACAACAACACCAGCGAGAGAAATCTTTACAGTGTGGCCACGAGAGCCAATGATCAAATTGATTTGGTGTTCGGTGACGGATCATTTACCAATATCCCAGTAGGCAATTTTAGAATTTATTACAGAGTAAGCAATAACTTAACATACAAGATTACCCCGGACGAAATGTCTGGTATAACAATCAATGTGCCATACATAGGCAGAACTGGAAGAGCAGAAACATTAACAGTACGGGCAAGTTTGCAGTATACAGTTACAAATGCGATTTCAAGAGAAAGTCTTGAGGATATAAGAACCAAAGCTCCCCAACAATACTATACACAAAATCGTATGGTAACCGGTGAGGATTACAACGTGTTACCGTATACTACTTTTAATAATATTTTGAAATTAAAAGCAGTAAATCGAACCAGTTCTGGGATCAGTAGATATCTTGACGTGATTGATGCCACTGGAAAATATTCAAGTACCAATATTTTTGCACAGGACGGCATAATTTATAAAGAAGATTATACAGAATCAGAAAGCTTTCAATTTACAAGCAGTACCGAAGTAAATGCCATTGTGCGTAACACATTAAAACCATTGATTTCCAACATTACTACTCAACATTTGTATTATGACACAGCCACTCGTAACAGTCCGCAAGGCACAACAGTGGTTGCCACAAGCATGGTAGCTGGTACTGTCTACAAAATTATCACTGTGGGATCAACAGTGTTTACAAATTTTGGCGCAAGTGCTAACACAGTTGGAACAATTTTTACCGCTACTGCTGCTGGTACCGGTAGTGGCACAGTGGCTACAGTAGCCACATGGACTCAAGCAACCAATTCTGGTAGTCGCAGCACAGGAACATTTACCAGTCCCAGCTATACCTTTCTAGTTCAAGGCAGTCTAGTTAAATTTATTGCACCAGCTGGAAAATATTTTGATGCACAAAATCAGTTACAATTGGGAACTCCAATTACTGAATTTCAAAGAACTTTTTTGTGGGCAAGTATTATAGATTACGATAATCCAGGTATTACATCAACTGCCACGTTAAGTGTGGTTGTACCTACTGGGGCTATTGTTAGTGAAATTATACCTGTTTTTGCCAATAACTGGTCCAATGACTTGATCAACAATATCATACTACAGATACTAAGCTATAAAACTTTTGGATTACGATACAATATACCAACATTGTCGTGGCAAATAATTGAAAGTCAAAATTTAGGTACTGGAGATTTTAGTTTGGCAAATGCTGGTAGCACTGCTGGTACTGGATTAGACAACAGTTGGTTTATTATTTTAAGTTTTGCAAATGGCGAATATACTGCTGTAAGTCGAGGATTGAATTATTTGTTTGAAAGTCAACGCGAAACAAGATTTTATTTTGATCCAGACGTTAGAGTATATGACAGTAGAACAGCAACCACCTTGGTTGACAGTATCAAGGTATTGAGAACCAACACCGAACCTGACTCAAGTAACGCATTGTTTTATAGTCAAAATTACAGAATCTGGTCCAGAGCAATTGGTCCAGACGGTATAGATGACAACAGAAAAATTAAAATTACTTTTCCTGATGAAAACTTGGATGAAGTACCTGACGATCCTGATCTATTTGTAGAATTAGTTGCACCAACAGTGAATATACAAAACAAGTACGTGTATTTTATAGAAAGTGTTAACCAATATAATTTTTTACAATACGATCCAATTGATCAAACTACAATAGTTAGTGCATACCCAACAGAGGCCATCATTCTAACTAATATTTCGTTGTATGCAACAGGAACAATCTTTTATGCTACCACCGATGACATATTTTACGAATCGCAAGGGACATCATTGGTCGAAGTAACAAATTACATTGCTCGTATTGGTAGACAAGATCTGCAATTTCAGTACAAGCATAATGCACCCAATAACAGAAGAATAGACCCAAGTCCAAACAATTTGATTGATTTTTACATTTTGACTAAACCTTATTCTAATGATTATTTTGCTTACATCACCGACACCAGTGGAAGAATAACCGAGCCAGCTGCGCCAAATATTGACGAACTCAAAACAGAATTTGGTTCAATTGAAGCATATAAAACTATTAGTGACAGTATAATTTACAATCCTGCGGTATTTAAACCATTATTTGGAAACAAAGCCGATGCTTCGTTGAGAGCCACATTTAAGGTAATTAAAAATCCAAATGTAAACATAAGTGACAACGAAATAAAAAGTCAGGTGATTGCTGCTATAAACACATATTTTGATATCAACAACTGGGACTTTGGTGAAACATTTTACTTTAGCGAATTAAGTGCATATTTGCACACAACGTTGGTACCAAATGTGAGCAGTATAGTCATTGTACCATCAAATACCGGAAGCCAATTTGGTACTTTGTATCAAGTTGATGCCAATCCGGATGAAATTTTAGTAAGTGCAGCAACAGTTGATAATGTACAAATTATTTCTGCAATTACAGCAGCACAATTGAATATAACTGGTTAATAGGACACACAATGGCAGCTTTTAAAACATTACAGTTTTTACCTGAAATTTTCAGAACAGATACCAATAGAAAATTTCTCAATGCTACAATTGATCAGTTAGTAAGTGAACCAAACCTCATCAAGGTCAACGGATATATTGGCAGAACACTGGCACCATCGTACAAAGCTTCGGACAGCTATATCACTGAACCATCAAAGGTCAGACAAGATTATCAACTTGAGCCCAGTATTATTGTCAAAGATCCTACTACTAACGAATTGACTTTTGCTACCACTTACACTGATATCGTAAACAAAATTAATTTTTACGGGGGCTTTAGCAGTAATCAAAATAGATTATTTGATAATGAATACTATTCATATGATCCACAAATTGATCTAGACAAGTTTGTTAACTTTGCACAGTACTACTGGTTAGAAAATGGACCAACAGCAGTTTTGGTAAGTGCCAGCACTGTTCCACTAGAGCAAACATTTACAGTTAGATTTGATACCACTACACAGACCTATAGAATTAGTGGATTTGATAATGCACCTAATCCTGTTATCACATTGGCCAGAGGCGGTAGATATACTTTTGTCAATAACGAGCCAGGTAACAAATTTTATATTCAAACATCTCCAGGATCATTGGGAGTAAATCCAGGTGCACCAAATTTATCTACTAGAACTTTGCTGGGTGTAAGTGGCAACGGTACGGACACTGGTAATACTGTTTTTCAAGTGCCGACTGTGGCTGCACAAGTACAATGGACCAACATGACTGTGGTAGATAATGTAAATTATGCCACAAATTTAAGTTATCAGTCGCTACAAGGCTGTTTGGTAAGTGATTTAAACGATGTACTAGGTGGTCTTGATGGACCAACTTCCAGTTACAATGATGTCACTGTGGTGTTTGTTAATAACGCTTTCATTGATGATACCTATTGGTATAACACAACCAGAATTGAAAATGACATCATTTATCTAGACCAAAATGTGTTAATTCCGTTTGGCGAAAGAAATAACATTTATCAAATAAACATCATTGATGATGATCAAGGCAATCCAAGAGCATATCTTTCAAATAAATTTAACGTCAGCAACGAACAAAAAGTCAGAATTGTAGCCGGTGCAGTCAACGCTGGTAAAGAATTTTACAGTAGATTGGATATTTATAACGAAGTACCGCCAGTAACAGCACCGTTAAATTTATTGTATTATCAAAGTGATTTGACCGACAATGCAGTTGGCGGAATACAATTAATAGATCCTGATGCTGCCAATATTGATCCTGCACTGGAAATTATAGGTCAAACAAACTACACCAGTCCAGGTGGAATAGTGTTTACAAACGGACTAAAGATAACATTTGATTCAACTGCCGTACAACCATATGCAAATAATACATATTATGTAGATGGGGTAGGAACATCAATAGCACTGATACTAGTAGATGACCTCGTGTGTCCTGAGTTAGACAACAATTTATCAACACCAGACTATCTAACAATTAATCGAGGAAGTGCTGATCTAAACGGCTGGTCAAGAAGTAATCGATGGTTTCATGTTGCAGTAATTGAATCAACTGCACAATACAACAACACAGATCTTGTGTTGAATCAAAACTATCGTGCTCAACGACCAATTATTGAATTTAGACCCAATTTACAATTGTTTAATTTTGGTACAGAATCCAAAGATCCAGTGGATATATTGGATGATGTTGTTACCAATGCGTATACTCAGGTACAGGGTGTTATTTGCCCATACACAGCACCTGACGCACCAACAGAGCTGACCGTTACAATAGGAGATGGCTCTGTCACATTCACAGATGGTGATAGAGTTATTTTTAGTCAAGATGATAATCTTGATGTTAGAAACAAAATATACAACTTCAGCATTGAGTTAACTACGGAATTA